ACACTTAAATTATCTTAGCCACTCATAAATCTTCTTAGTTTCTTCTTTTCGGTGCTTCAATCCGTTATAACCACCGTTAATTCGTTTTGTAAGACGCTTGATTGTATCATCATTTACACCTTCATCACAAATTTCCCATAAATCATTTCTTTTAAAAAACCAAATCGCACTCTCCATTGGGTACTTTGTAGCTACAAGATCAGGATCTTTCATCACTTCAGGAAGGTTCATATCATTTGCAAACATAGCATAATTTTCTTTGAACGTGCATTGTAAAAATCCGCGTCCACGCCACAAGTATCCTTGTCCGTTATTACCGTAGCGGTGTCCATAAACTCGATCCGCTAATGCTTGTGGATTACGAGCACAGCTTTCAGCTTCCCCCTCAGTTGGAAAATATTTTCCAAAAACTTTAAGAATAGCTTCTTTAGAATAGTTTAAGTTTTCTTCTGTATATCTAAACGTACCGCTTTCATGCACAAGTTGCCCAAGAAAATGAGCACCTCTTTCTGGGTTTAGAACGTAATGATGACAAATCTTTTTTGCAGTGTTGGGACCGAACGCACCGTCAGGCGTGGCTCCTATCTTTTCCTGTAATGTCTTTAATGCTTCACTCATTTGGGGCTTTCCTTCTATCTCTTAATGTCTGTAAGTCTTTCTCTTTCTTACCACCATCGTACTTCCAGGCGTAGCCTTGCTCTATCATAATCTCATTTATAGAATACTTTGCATCTTCGTTTTTGTAAAACCAACCAAGCATTCTGCCATATTTACCATCTTTTTCTGTTTTGACTATCAGCTTATCAGAACTTTCAAGCATAGCCACGAGATGATCTTTTGCCTCAAGACCCATAGCTTTCTCTTCTAAATTTCTTGTGCGGCTCTCTGGAGTGTCTATTCCTGCAAGTCTTACTCGCTCCTTCTTTGTTAGATCAAAGCCAAGATCAATGATTACGTCTACCGTATCACCGTCTACAACTCTATCTACTGAAGAAACAAAGTAAGTGTACATTAGTTTTCAACTTCTTTTGATCCACAAACACGTTCATAAACCATATCATCTATATAAGCTTCTGCCCATTTATTTTCAGTAAAAGTACAAAAGGCCCATAAATCGTTAACATCTGCATTTAAAAGCTCAATAATGTCCTGTTGTGCAGAAACTTGACCTTGGAGGTGTTCAATATCATGGACGATGTTGCTTATGTACCACACCAAACCAACTAATTGCACTGCCATAGCAAAAACTAATGCTACTGGTATTTTTAGATCACTCATTTTTTACTGTCCGTCTTTTTAAGCTTATCAAATGATCTCATTCCCCCGATACCAAGCATGCCAAGCAATAAAGGCATCATTACTGACATATCAGCCTGCGGTATTTCAAAACCAAATCCCAAAGCAATTGGGGCGATCATGTAATTTATACCAAGCGATATGCCTGCGATCCATCCAATAAGGGGTCGCCACGATGCCTGAAACCAATTTCCTTGAGCATCAGCTTGTAAAATTTTTAGCTGTTGCATCATAAGGGCTTGAGAGTTTTTCTCAGCCATTGTTGCAATTTCGTGAGCTAATTTAGCCTTCTGATCTTTGTCTTCTATTACTTTGTCAAGAATATTACTTACTGGATCAACCAGTTTTCCTAATAAATCTAACATCAGTCTCCCTCCATCTGAATGCTTGTCTTCTTACTTTCAGCTTTTGCTGAATAGGCGTTAAATCCCATAAAAGCAGCTACAACACCACTAGCTGCAATAACGTAAACACTTGCAATATCTGTGATTAAACTCGCTGCTTTGTCAAACCCAAGCACAGACGCAAGTAATATAATAAATGGATAAATCAACATGCCTGCAAGAGCAAATCCTGTAAATCTACGCTCTGCGTTTCGCTTGAGATCACGATCAACCATCTCAAGCCTACGGTCTTCTAACGCTATTTTATTCCATTCAGCCTTCTCAATAACGCCGTTGTTGTTTAAATCAGCTTTTTCAAATTCTGTCATTTTTTTGACCTCGCATGTGCAATCGCCACTTTTTTGTCACGAGTGATTATAACCACTTTTCCGTTTTTGTCATATATTATGTATTTTCCACGCCGTTCAACTAATATCACCGTTCAATTTTTATACACACCACCTTAGAGTTCTGGTTTGTAACAAGCACTTTTGCTTCTTTTTGAGAAACTTTACAGGCTTCTTCACTAGAGTAACTACCCACATGATAGTGGTCAAAACTTCCGCTTACTAGCTGTATCCACAACAACACCCACATCTACCATCTACCTTGCCATTGACCCAAAAGATAAAATCCAACAAAGAGTATGCTACCACCAATAGCAAAAATAGCCGCACCAATTCCAAAATTAATAAGACTATCAATTTGTGCTTGTTTTCTGTATAATTCGTCTTTCCGTCTTTTACGCATTTGCGCTTCTATCTGTAAAACCTCATCCCATGCAGATTTACCGTAATGCCAAGTAATATGCTCTTTGATTTCGGCTCTCATTTGTTCCATTTTTTTCTTGTTAGCAAAGATCTCAATAGCAGTTTCTTCATCAGACCCCTTGAACGTCTTTTTCCAAAATGGTGGGTTTTTTTCTCGTTCTTCTATATTGGTAAAATCAGAAAAAGCTTTGCCCCATTGGGAAAGCTGTCCTGTCATATCTTGCAGATCCTTCCCCGCTCCAATAGCGCCTTTAAGAGCTTTGAACGCTCCTGTCGCCAACGCTACGCAAGATACGGGGTCCATATCAGGCTTCTCCTGATATAGCCTCTGGTGCGGTCACAGTAATAGCTGTGTGCCGTTTTGTTTCTTCTGTCCAAGATTTTCCGCAATCTGGACATTTTCCGTCTGGATAAGATGCAACTTCTTCTGGCGTATCTACTACGTTATTACAGTGGTGACACTGTAATGTATCTACTGAAGTTGATGGTCTAAACTTAGAACCATCTCCTATTACTATAATGTGTTCATCATCGCTCATGTTGTACTCACTGTTACTGATCCAACTGTTCCTGTGCCTTGAGATCCACGAAGAAAAGCCGAATGGGTTAAAGGTACTCTGACAATGCCATTATGACTGAATAATGATCCATTTTCTAGCCCACTATCATCAGTAGGTAAATTAGTTATAGTTATATCTGTTGCCCTTACGTCACCTGGGTTTTGAATCTGTTCCAAAAACACAGAAAAAGCACGAATAACTTCAGAAAAATAATTTCTTTGGTATTCTTCTGGAGGTATAGGAAAATATGGACGGGGTAAACGTCTAGACATTAACGCCTCCCATCAGGTCTTATATCTAAACGCGGAGAGCCTAAACGCCATGTAACGCCAAGATCTTCTGATTCTATTTTAAACCTCATTTGTCTGCCGCGAAGCCTAAAATCTAATTGTTCTGTTCTTGCGCTTACCGAAGCAGCTTGTGTTTTTACAAAACTATCTGTTTCTGTTTTAGAATATGTGCCGTCTGGAACGTTTTTTACGTCTAATGTTATATTTACGTCAGGAAGTATAGCTGTAGAGTCTCTAAAATCTACGTCTGGTATCATTTTGCGAAGCAACATAAATTGTTCGCCATCTCCTATGTCCATAGGACTTGATTGTATAAAGGCATTGATTGGAGTGATTGGATTAGTTGTGCCATCATCAAATCCGATTTCATGCTCATAAATATAACCATCAGCATTTGCTGCAAAAGGGAAATCAAAAATACCCCTGTCAATCCATGCAGTTCTACCAAAAGATCCATAATACCATACTTTCTCAAGATAATTGTAAACTACATATCTGTTTACTTCACTGCTATTTTCAGATGGATAATACCACCATATTTCAGAATGTTCTGTGTTTAATGCTGCATTTATTTTATCAAGTTGTTCTTCATTTATGTCAGAGAATACAAAATCTCTGACTAAACAAGGAAGTCTTTGAACGGCACCACTATACACATAAAACTCTGCTCGACCCATCCAAAAAACATTGTCATCCACAGCTATAGCTGCATTCGGTCCTGCAACCGTTATGTTCTCTGACAAAGAGTTTACACCAAAAGTAAACGGAGGCCCAAGAAACTGCATTGAATACAGAGTTGTATCTGTAAAAACTAATATTTGTTGTCTTGTCTCTAAAGCTGTAACAATTTCAGAACCAGAGCCAAGACGCAACTCTCCTGCCGTATTATCAGATCTTGTTTCCCAATCTGTTAAAGATTCTTGACTAGAAAACCTAATTGCTAATGGATCTTGAACACCTGGATTTGCTTCCGTGTCACAACCAAATGCGATAACATGCCTGTCTCTATCAGAGACTAAAACTTGTTTTGCAACAGAAGGAGCCTTGTTAGCGGCTGCTAAGGTTGTGATATCAACGCCTCTCGTAGATAATGTATTAGTCTCATCCCAATAGTATATGCCACCATCTCGTACATTCATCAAAAGATCTTCACCAAAGTTATCGTGTGACCAAAGACGAAGAGTGTTTGTTACAATTGCATCTGAGGAAGCAGACCCCCATGTGCCTCTACCCCATGTTCCTGCGCCCCATCCTGCGCCTGAAACACCAATATCTAACCCTGTGTTGATTTGATATGCGCCGACAACAGAACCGCCACCGTTACCCGTATCAGATCCGTTAGCTGTAACAAGGCTTGGGTTAAGCTGTCCTTCATAAGTAATATCAGAGATAGAAGTACCCGCTGCTCGGGCTTTTATTTTATAACTATTTGTGTCTACGACTTCTGTAACGTAATACTCTTGATTTAAAACATTAGCTGTAATTAAACCACCAAGACTTGCAGCGCCAGAGTAAGTTACAAAATCATTTACAACTGCACCGTGATTAGAATGACTAACAGTTAGTTCAGATGACCCGTTGGTTGCTGCGAAGGTAACTGCCCCTGCTGAAGTTGTAAGACGTAAAGGCGTTACATCATTGTAAAAACCACCCTCGTCTATATAATATTTAAGGTTTGTTCCCACACCAACATACTGATCTCTATCAAGTGAAACCCAAGGATGAAGAGCGCGACAAGTACCCAAAAATGAGTTTGATGACCTTTTTTGCCAACCACCTATCTTCTCAGGGTAGCCCTTTTGAAATCTGACGTTATCAATATCAAACCAACCGCCTTCATTTGAATAAGCGGTTATTTCACGGTTCACCCCAGGTCTGAATTGTAGTTTGGACAGAGGCATTAACTAATCTCTTCATACGACACTATAACTTTAAAATCATTGGCACCACCCGCAGTGGCGCTCAAGGATGTTCCTGTGCTCCCGTTCTCTTCTAAATATATCGGTGAGTCTTTGGTAACTACATCAAAGAAGTCATTGTTGTTTACAGATTTAAGCTGCACAAGTTCTGTAGCTGTGCCACCTGCGTTGGTCGCATTATGATAACTCACTGTGCATGTGCTTGCGGCACTACCATCTACGTTAACTATACGGACAAGGTTAACTTTTAGAACCTTATTATTAGATCCAGCGTTATTTAAAACGGCTGTTTGTGATGTCGTTGTCAGGTTAGTTACAGTAACCTTTCCTGTCATCGTCGTTAATGCTGCAATATTTGGCTCTGCCATGTCTATCTCCTATCCCAGAATAATACTGAGGGCTATTGATGTGTTAGGTGCAAGGTTAGAGAACCCTATAGTTCCTGACCCGTTTGTAGTTAAGGCTCTGTTTGCACTACCGTCTGAGGTTGGTAAAGTAAGAGCAGTAACAAAAGCTTGTAAGTTTGCATCGTAAGCAAGAACGTCTGATCCAATCGCTACGCCAAGGTTTGTTCGAGCAGCAGATTCTGTACTACCGCCCGTTCCCCCATCTGCAATAGCTAGATCTGTAATACCTGTTATTGATCCACCTGTGATGTTTACGCTACTCATACCAAGGTTTGCTGTAATATCCACAACAGCAGCGCCTGATCCTGCACCGTCTGCATAAATTATGGCGTTGTCGCCATTTGCTACAGTCACATTTGCGCCAGATCCCTGACTAAACGTACAAGCTTGACCTGATCCATTTACTACGAAGTATATATGTTGCCCATCATTAGGGGCTATTGTGATCGTGCAAGCTTGAGTTGCACCAGATAAAACAAGTGTTTTGAATTGACCGTCTGATAACGCCCCATCACTCGTTGTAAGTGTATGTGCTGCACCAGAAGATCCAAGGTTAATTGTTCCTACACCGTTTGTAAGGCGGTCAACTATATTAAGATTATTGTTAGTGGTCGTACCCCATGTACCTGACTGCTCACCATTTCTAATAAGCTCAATACCACTATTTGTTGCATATGTACTTGGCATGTTCTTTCCTACGCAGCTACAATTTCTGTCCAGACAGTATCATAGTCTGGAATTATTCTACCCCAAACTAACACAGTTCCTACTTCTCCGCTACCCGCAACTCCTCCAACTGTTACAGAAGAGCCACCGTTCACCGTTACGGAACCAACGGCACCTGTTGCAGCTAGGGATACAGCAGGTATAACCGCAGTCGTTCTTTGCGTCACTCCACCCACACTTGCGGTAGCAGCTAAACCTGTTTCAGGGACAATCGCATCACCAATAACGGTAACTTGATGTATGTTTGCACTAGCCTCAAGACCTGTAATCGTTGGCTGTACGTTGATTACTACACTTACTGAACCAACCGCAGAGGCTAAAGCAGAAACAGTCGGAAGGTTTACTAGAGCCGTACCTGTAACAGTCGGCAATGTAACTTCTCCAGTTCCTGCTACCCCTGTGACGCTTACGTCAACATTTGTAATAGGTGTTACATCGTTTGTAGAACCTATTGCAGTTAAGCTACCAACTAGGACAACTGTACCGCCACCAACACCAACGGCTACCGATCCAACTGCACCTGTGCCTACAAGACCACTTGCATCTAGGTTATTGTCTGTAACAAGAGATACTGTGCCAACCGAACCTGTTACACCGACCCCTGTAACAAGAATACGAGTAACGGACGCATCATCACCTATCGGTACTTGAGCTATGGATGTTGCGCCAAAAAACATTTAGGCTACTCCTGAATTAAGAGGCTTCTTTATTTCCCTCAACCGACTGTATCAAAGCATCTGTGTATGCTCGCTGAGATACCTCTACAATGTTTAGCTCCGCTTTTATCTGTGCTATCTTGGTTTGGCACAAACGAAGTTGATTAATAATACCTTTTTGTTCATCACTAAAAGTATCTATATCATGGTCTGTTCCGTTTATGGAAACAATGTTTGTTTTATTCTCTGTCATCTTTTTCTCCCTAAGATGGTTTCGTAGGCCAATCACTATCTTCTAGGCTAGGCCAGTTGCTGTGACTTGGTAAATCACGAAGTGCTGTTCGATAGGTAGCCCATTCTGTTTTCTTTTCGTCATTAAGTGGACTGTCGTTTGCTTGTGTCCAATCAGATGCTGCGAGTAAGTCGTTGCGTTGTTCTCGAACATAAGCTGCTTTTCTTGTTGGGGCTAATTCTTGCCTAGCTTGTCTTTCAGCAATAATTTTATCTTCTTCAGATTTACTTAAGGGTATAACACCTTCTGGTGTAGCTTGATATAAAGTCATGATTTCACCAATCCATATGCTCTAAAAGTTCCAGATGTATTGTTATCTGTTTCAAATCCAACTCCTGTTAATGCGCCATTACTAAGATTAGATGATTCAGAAAGCCAACCTGTCATAGGGTTATGATAAATTTGAGAGTTACTACTGTATCCACCACCATCAAACCTAAATAGTCTAACTGTAGTATTTTGATTTGGGCGAAAACAACTTACTTCAAAATGTGTCTTATGAAGTGCAGTTCCAGCTTGCCCCATTTCATTATAAAATTGATGACCACTAGAATAATAATATTGTTCCTGACTAGGTGTATTATTACCGCTTTTATAACGAGTAAAATTATAATGACTTGTTTGATGATAGCTTGTACCATTGTTCCAAGTGACCTTCATATACAAACCACTTTGGTTTGCGTCAGAATGTACATCTGTAGCAACAATTTTATAAAAATCATAAGTTGAGCTAAATATACTTGGAAGGGCTGCAAGTGAAGCTGCACTCGCTGTAACACTTGCTATAAATTGCCAAGCACCACCACCAGCATCAACCCAACTAGGTGCAGCACCAGAGCCGCCAGATGTTAGAACCTGTCCTGATGTGCCGTAGGTTGCACCGCCAATGCCAAGCTGACCTGATGAGCCAATACGGAAACGTTCTGTACTATCAGTCTCAAATGCAATTGTGCCGAAAGCATCTGAAGCATTAAATACTACTGTGTCATCATCCCTTGTTGTTGATGCGGTTTCAATAACTAGACCTCTAGCTCCTTCGGCCCCACTAAATTTTGCAATAGCTGTATTTGCAGTACCTGATAATGTAGTAAATGAATGGCTAGGCGAACCCGTTCCAATGCCAACTCGATCATTTCCTGCATCAACAAATAGCATGTTAGCATTGCCATTGCTCTCAACACGGAAGTCAATGTCTTGAGAGTCTTCATTGAATACCATTGAAGCGGCACTAGCA